AGTCAGTTCTTATAACACTGGTACTAAGGTTGTTACTCTGTCAGCAAGTAGTACTGCTGGTATTTCAACAACATCACAAGTAACAGTTACCCACGGATACGACAGCAATACTGATAGAGGTATTTCTTTCGCATTCAATAGTGGTACTGGTGTTGCCGATAATAAGACTGGTTTCTTCGGCATGGATGATAGTTCCATCGCTAATAGTGCAGCTGACGCTGACAATCATGGAACTCACGCAGATGATAGCAGAAGATGGACTTATGTTCCAGATGCTGGTATTGCCAATAGTGTTGTTGCAGGAACGAAAGGATTCCTTGATATTAAAGGTATCTACTACCAATCTGGCGATTATGCTACTGGTGGTGTTGTTTACTTTGATGATACTGGTCTCCAGAGATCTACAAATGCTGTTGCATCTCCTGTAGTTACATCTAAGCAGGTCTTAACTGCAATCACTAAAAATACTCTTGCATTAACTGTAGCAATTACTGCTTCTGTAGGTGATATTATTAGACAGGACACAACTGGTGCATATGGTGTTGTTGAAACTGGTGTTTCTGGTGCAACAACAGTTAATTTAATTGGTGTTGAAGGAACATTCAATACCAGTGCTAACTTAAGGAAAGAAGGTTCCTCAGGTTCTATTGCAAATCTTGCTTCAGTTCCCAATACGGTTAGCGTAATATATACTAACAAACCCCAATGGACTTCAACACTTGATGGGGGCACATTCTAAGGTAACTAATGGAAAATCAAAGTGAAGTGGATGTTAATCTTCTGATTAAAATATACAATTCCAAATTAGCAGCAATATCAAATCAAAATGTTCTTCTTGAGGCAAAGTTAGCAACTATGTCTCAAGATTTTAAAGAACAAATGGATGCACTACTTGAAGAAAACGCGGATCTTAAGGCACAATTAGAAGGTTAATATGGCAAAACCATCATCTAGACAAGGACTCATAGACTATTGTTTACGTCAACTTGGTGCTCCAATCCTTGAGATTAATGTAGACGACGATCAAATTGATGATCTAGTTGATGATGCCATTCAATATTTTAATGAGCGTCATTTTGATGGTGTTGAAAAGATGTATCTTAAGTACAAAATCACTGAAGATGATGTAACTAGAGGTACAGCAAAAGGAACTACTGGTACAGGAATTGTACAAACAACTGCTACCGATACTTCCAGTAGAACATATAATTTCTATGAAACTGAGAACTATATTCAAGTTCCAGAATCTGTAGTTGGAATTGAAAAGATTTTTAAATTTGATTCTAGTTCCATTTCTGGTGGAATGTTCAGTATTAAGTATCAACTATTCTTGAATGATCTTTACCATTTCAATTCAGTTGAACTTCTTCAATATGCAATGACTAAGAGTTATCTTGAAGATATTGACTTCCTATTGACTCCAGATAAGCAAATAAGATTTAATAAAAGACAAGATAGATTATATCTAGATATTGATTGGGGTTCTCAACCTGCGGGAGAATTTATTATACTTGAATGTTATAGAGCATTAGATCCTGCGGCATTCACCCAAATCTTTAATGATAGTTGGGTAAAGATGTATCTTACTGCACTTATAAAGAGACAGTGGGGTAGAAATCTCAGTAAGTTCAGAGGTGTTAAACTTCCTGGCGGAATTGAACTAAATGGAGGTGAAATTCTACAACAAGCAGAATCAGAAATTGCAGACATTAAAGGAAGAATGATCTCTGAATATGAATTACCACCCCTCGACTTTATTGGATAATGGCACTTAATCCTTTCTTCCAGCAAGGCACTGCTGGAGAGCAGAGACTAATACAAGATTTAGTGAATGAACACCTACAATTTCATGGTGTAGATGTAACATATATTCCAAGAAAATTTGTTAATAGAAAAACTATAATAGAAGAAGTACAGACTTCAAAGTTTGATGATAATTATACCATTGAAGCCTACATTAATAACTATGATGGATATTCTGGTGCTGGAGATATTCTAACTAAATTTGGTGTAAGTATTCGTGATGAACTGATGCTTACAATATCAAGAGAAAGATTTGAGGAATTTGTTGCGCCGTTTATGGCAGGTCTTGATGATGGAACAGATAATAGTGAAATTCCAACATCTCATAGACCAAGAGAAGGTGATTTAATATACTTCCCACTCGGACAAAGATTATTTGAAGTTAAGTTTGTTGAGCATGAAGATCCTTTCTATCAGTTAGGAAAAAATTATGTTTATCAACTTAAATGTGAACTCTTTGAATATGAGGATGAAGTCATTGATACTTCAATCGACTTTATTGATACTCAAGTTCAAGATGAAGGATATATCACTACACTCAATTTAATTGGTGTTGGTAGAACAGCAACTGCTGTTGCGTTTATTCAGGGAACTCAATCAAGTGGATATATCAAAAATATATTCTTAAACAATGATGGTAGTGGATATACTTCAATACCAACAATTGGAATAACTAGTTCTCCAACTGGTCAAGTTGGTGATAATGCATCTGCTGTCGGTGTTTTAACAACTAAAGGCAATGTAACTTCTCTAAAAGAAATTTTAATCATTAATGCTGGTGCAGGATATACTGTTGCCCCAACGATTAGCATAACTGGTGGGGGAGGTGTTGGTGCTGCAGCAACTGCACAACTTATAACCAGTGGTTTGGGTGTAATAAGATTTAGCATCACGGATTCTGGTGTTGGATTTGGAACTTCTCCAATAGTTACAATTGATGGACCACCAATTAATGCACAACCTGTTGATGTTAATGTAACAACAACAGTTCCAGATAATTTCTCATATTCAATTTCTGAGAGATTTGATTCTGAACTTACAAGATTCGATCAAGAATTGACGTTTGATAAGAATTCATAAATAGAAGAAAGTACGTTTAAATAATGGCACTACTAGGTATATCAACGGGAACAACACCAAATGATGGTACTGGCGATTCGCTGATTGTTGGTGCCGATAAGGTTAATAAGAATTTTCAAGAAATTTATAATGCTATTGGAAATGGATCTACCATCTTTGCAGGTAGTCCAAATATGCAGGTTGGTATCATTACTGCAGGTATTGTTACTGCAACATCACTTTATGGTGATGGATCTAACCTAACAGGTGTTGGTGCCGATGTAACTCTTCAAGATAATGGAACTGGAATTGGTACAGCGAGAATTATCAATTTTGGAGATTATCTCGACGTATCTTCAATTACTCCAACAGGAATCTGTACAGTAACTTCTACATTTGTTGGTAGTAATCAACTTGGAGTAAGAACTGATATTTCACAGACAACAGGTTCAATTGCAGATGATGCAGCAGCAAATATTCAGTTTGCTGGATTTAAATCATATACACTTTATAAAGTTCAAACTTCTGCCGCTGCTTGGGTTACATTATATACAAATTCAACAACAAGAACTGCAGATGCAAGTAGAAATATAAACACAGACCCAGCAAACGGTTCTGGTGTAATTGCTGAAGTTATTACAACTGGAGCACAAACTCAATTAATTACTCCGGCAACTATTGGATTTAATGATGATAATCCTGTCACAACTACAATTTACGCTAAAGTAGTTAATAAGAGCGGAAGTACACAGAATATTACAGCAACTTTAACTATCCTTCAATTAGAAACCTGATGGAAGAATATATTGTAGTCACTAAAGATCAACATTGTCTCCAGTCATTATATGATGACTTAGAGACTTCTGGTGGAACATCCACCGTTCCAGAAAGATCTGTAGAATGTTGCAAAAGAAAACCTGCAAGCAGAAGTACACATTACATGCTCAATCAAGAAGAGGTGGAAGTACTTCTAAATGATGATAGAGTGGAAGGAATAGATTGTAAACAAATTTTAGATGAACAGATAAAGACTCCATTTTATGAGCAGCAATCAGATTTCTTTAATAAAGGAGCAGGAAACGATTCATCCCATATAAATTGGGGTCTCTTGAGATGTACTGAGGGAGAAAATAGATATGCTTGGGGTGCTGACGGTATTCCAACACAAGCAGGTATTGCAACTGTAACTCAGACTGGAAGAAATGTTGATGTTGTAATCGTAGATACTATTATAGATCCAAACGATCCAGAATTTGCAGTTAATTCAGATGGAACTGGTGGTTCTAGAGTAATTCAATATAATTGGTTTCAACATAATCCACAAGTCACTGGCGGATCTGCGGGCACTTACGATTATAATCTAATTCCGTCAGACAATCATGGTAATCATGTTGCAGGAACTGTTGCAGGAAATACTCAGGGTTGGGCAAGAGGTGCTAATATTTACAACTTCAGTCCATTTGGAGGAGATGGTGTAAATAATACCAATCCAGACCCAAGTGGAGCGGATACGTATGAATATATTTTACAATTCCACTTAAACAAACCAGTTAATCCAAAAACTGGTAAACAAAATCCTACAATTATCAATAATAGTTGGGGAGCGATAATTACTAGATCGCGATCTCCACAATCAGAAACTGATCCAAATAAAGTTGATTTTATAGATCATGAAGGAACCAGAATTGAAGGACCACTGACAGATGCTCAGTTAGAACAGTATGGTGTAATGGACTTTACCACGTCTGGTGGAGCCTTTGGTGCAGGAATTGTAAAAATGGGTGCCTCTAGTAACAGTGGACGAGCAGCAATAGTAGATTGTTTAACTGCAGGAGTACTTGTGTTTAGTTCTGCAGGAAATTCAAAATATAAAATAGTCAAACAGGGTGATCCAGATTATAATAATCAATATGGTGGGTATACAACCTCTTTTGGTGGTGCATATAGATTTGGTACTCCATATCA